AAGAGCAGAATGGAAACAGGCAACAGTACCATCATTGTTAACAACTAGTAGATACTGCTCTGGTCTATCTTCAGTACCAAATAGAATATTCATATCTATTGGCGTATTGATTAGATGATCTGCCAGAAGAGTAAGCATTGGTGCGCTATATGCGGCTTCTGTATCAGTATACAGAAACTCGCGAATAGCACCTCTAGTTGCTTGCAGATAGACAGTAGCGCCATCAAAAGGCAACGGCATTACTGTCGTGCAGCCATACGGCGTCTGACGAGCAATAGTAATATTGCCAGGCGTTACGGTCGATGATGATGGACGAGGTACATAGAACTCAGATGTGGCCGTAAAGATCTGAAGATGACGGTTGGAAACCAGATGCAACACAGAGGAGATGTCATCTGAACCAACTGAAACCTGAATAGATTCATTATCCAGAGCTTCGCCAACATCAAAGTTAAAATACTGACCGATCTTAGACGCCCAAAGACTGTCTGGTTGGGAATAAGAACCGCCAAACCAAAGACGTCCTTCATGGAAGGTTACACAACCAGGATAGCCACGAGGCCCAGAGAATGCTGGCTCATCCCAATTTCGAGTAGGAAGATTGTTCCCATAGAAGTGAGCATTGGGACCGCCACCATCAGCGGATGAGTTTGCAGTGCCACCAGCTGTATAGGTATAAACATTGTCATTCAAAACAGTAATTGTAAATGTACCATTCAAATGCGTCTTAGTTAAGCCAGCAAAGGCATTGATGCCTTCAAGTGTAATTGAAGTACCAGTAGTAAACCCATGGTTTACATGAGTGACTTCAACAAGACTGCTGCCATCTGTCGTTTTAAGAGGATCAATGTCATAAGTACCACGAAGTGTACCTTTGACAGTACCAGTAACGGTTGTCGAGTTAGTGTAAGCTGTGATTTCGATTTCGATGCCAAACCAACGAATGCGTGTTCCAACATATCCCGCAGTAAAAAATGCAGAACTAGTTGTGAGCGTCACACTACCAGTTGTATTTGACGATGAGAGAGTAACTGAATCATCAGCAAACTTGTAATAGGGCTGATAAATAAGATTTCCATTGACAGCTTGATCAAAGGCAAATGCAGTTCTTGTAAATGTAGTACTAGATGTACGACGAATAATTTGAGTGGCCATCTGCGGAGAGCAGATGATCATAACGTCAGCAGCCTGAGAATAGGTCATGGAGAACAAGATTGCCGATGTCCAAGGGCAACTTGTAATACTCTGGATTAATGAACCAGCAGTCGAATAAATATCAAGACGCTGATCACCAAATGCAAAGATGTATTGCTCTGTACTAGAAAACTCGAATGGGATCATACGAGATCTACCATTCAAAGTTGCAAGATACTCAGTGCCAGGGCGTCGCGTAATACCACCCTGATTTAGCACAGAAACATTACGAAGACGCCGAGCACCATTCTGGTACGCGCCAGTATCATGGCGCATATCCATCAGAGGACCAATCTCTCCCGATGAGAAGTTAGTTTGGACTAGCTTCATGCCCATCGGTTAGTACCCTCTTGTAGTAGTCCGAACCTGATTATAACGCTGGACATTAAGTCGGCGAGTTGTCTGGCTCTGGCTATCAATAGTACGACCAATCGTCATCTGACGAAGCGCACGTTTCTCGAACATATCCGAAAGTGCTTCTTGCGCTGCAACTGAATACGCAAAGATGGAAGCCAGTTGAAGTTGCAAAGCAGTCGTAAAGTAGGGAGGAAACAGATCCTCAGTCGCTCGGAAGGTGTAGTCAGCATAGACCACATCCTCAACAGTAGCGTTGCAGTAGATCATATCCTGATATCGATCATAGGCAATCGGATCATCGGTTACGGTTACTGCATGAAGCATAAGCATATCGGACGGCAACTGATAGGCTGCATCCCATCGAGCATCCGGTGTTGCTACCAAGCGAGAGAGCTGAACCTGGCCAGTAGAGAAGCGCCAGCGATGACGCGAAAGAAGATCGCGAACTGTATCTTCATAGAGATTGGCCGCTACGGTTGCTTCCGTAGTGCCGTCATCAAAAGAGGTAATCGGGCTTGCGCCAATCATGACGAGAGCGCGAGCGCAGATGTCGATGTCAGTTGTAGCCACGGCTTCCTCTTATACTAAAGCGGGTGGAACCGTAGCCCCACCCGCAAGATTACCTACACTGTCAAGGTGATCGGCAATCAGTTAGGTACCATTCGTCGTGGTCACGGTTGAAGCGCCTGTAGCAGACGTGACAACCAGGACGTCAACAGTGGCAGTGCCACCAGTTGCACCAACAGCGATGATGGTGTCCCACTGACGCAGATTGTTGGTCACATCATTGAAATAACCAGAACCAGCGATAGTGCCGACAGCATCGGCAGAGGTATAGTGCCACACCTGACGTGCGCCACCAGCGACCTTTACAAGATCAGCAGCAACAAGAGCCATAATCAGTTACTCCTTGATCTGGACTTCGTACACGCCAGTGGTGTCGATCAGGACAGAGCCCTGGGACATCATAGCCGTGATGAGGTGAGCCGCCTTTTCAGGAACGTAGTTCACTTCCGTGGACACGTCCTGACCAGACGCCATGCCAATGGCAGAGCGATGGTAGGCAAAGCACTTACGGATTGTCGAGGTGATCGACAGACCCGAATGGGTCATCCACATGAAGCCGAGCCAACGCTTGGCAACCATGCCGCCCTTGTAGGGGAGGTCATCGGGGCCAACGAAGTCAGCATCAGAGAATGCCGAGATGCCGAGCAGATCGACCCAACCAGCAGGGCTGATCACGAAGTAACGCTCGCCATCGTCCGGCACATCATTCGTGCCGAAATATTCGAAGACGGTGTTAATCTTCGTCTGGGTCAAACCATCCGTGCTGGCTTCGGTGATCGTATTCGAAGTCGAATCAGCAGCGGTCAGGATGAGATCGTCCGACTTACGGCCAAGGCTATAAGCGGCGCTCGATGCAACAATCTGACGCTCGTCGATGTTGATCTTCAGCTCATCGAGCTTATCAACATAGTCCGAAGCGTAGTAGTCAGCGAGCGTGCATTCCACATTGGTGTGGTCGACGTTCATCACAGGAAGGTTGCCATGGCGGCTCTTCGTCGAGGCAGTACCCTTGCCGACCTTCTGGAAGGTCGTGGACTTACCCTGAACAGCACCCTTAAAGCGAACCGTGTTAAGCAGCTTGGAGCCCTGGCGCTGATACGCCATGTGAACTTCGGACTCAAACTGCTTGATAAAAGCCTGGTCAATGGTCACAGCCATGATCTAGCCCTTTCAGTTTGATTGAACCTTGGGTTAAAAGGTTATCCGTTAATCACCGGGGAACGAGTTATCCCTTGCGGGGCTCATCCAGCTATACGGGCCTCGGTGATAGGTTTTTCTTTATATGCCCAAGATTACAATGGACTAATCTGCTTAACATATAGGGAACCTCCATACTCAAAGCCGAATCGGCGATAGAGTTTGGCTCCAATGTCATCATTAATCCCGGTCGTAATTCCGCAGCGGATCTCATGGCAGCCACGTTTTTTAGACCAATCAATGAATGCCATGACTAGACGAACCGCAGCCGTAGACCCTCGATGCTGTGGGACTACATATAGCGCCAGGTCTGCTGCATATCGGCTATCTGCAAAGAAGTTCTCAGCACTCAGCCCGACAATAAGTCCCACAATTTGAGACTGATGCTCAGCTACAAAGCAGACGTAATCCACATTGGTCAGGCACAATCTAGCCAGATGCTCTAGTCGCTCAGAACTAAATGGGTGAATGTGATACACGCTCTCGGCGTGCATCATCGCCCCGATCTCAACACAGCGGTGGAGATCAGGGCTATCAAATTCACGGACCAGCATTAGCCATACTTCTTTTTGAAGAAGCCTTCGACCTTAGCCACATAAGCTGGATCTCGGTCACTAGTTGACCAGTACCTACGATCCATCATCATATTCTGGATATCCTTATCCGTGACCTCTGGCGGCGGCTCAAAAGCAGAGCTTGAGCCACCATCCTTCAACATGGACATGACCTTCTCCATGACCTTGACGCCTTCGGCAGTGCCGCAGAGTTTCTCGATCTGAGAGCGTTCAGTCTCGTTGAAGTTCTTATTAACCCAAAGGCCGACAGCTTCTGTACGAGCAGAAGCATTGTCACCCAGTGCCTTCATCTCGACTTCGTAGTTCGGCACATCGGATATACGGGCTTCGATATGCC